TAATTGGTCTTTACAAATATATGATAGAGCAAGAAATATGAAGGTTGACCCTGTGTGGTTGTATAAACAACAAACAAGAAAAGCTGTAAGGTTACAACAATTTAAATCCATCATAAATGGTTACGAAGAATTTAAAACAATGGAGTTGGAAAACGGACAACGGACACCAGATAGATTAGATTTTACTGATATGGTGCAAAAGTTTGTTGATGATGGTTTAATATTACCATTTAAAGTTTTGATGGTAGATGAAGCTCAGGATCTAACTCCCTTGCAGTGGGATATGGTTGTAAAAATGTCGGAAGGTGTAGAAAGAGTTTATATTGCAGGTGATGATGATCAAGCGATTTATGAATGGAATGGTGCCGATGTTTCATTATTTCAAACATTTCCTGGCAAATCTTTAGTGTTAAAAAAATCTGTAAGATTAAATAAAAATATACATTTTTTTTCGAAGTGTTTGTTAAATTCTATGGGTGATCAAAGAGTTCAAAAAGAATTTTATTCTAATGACAAAGCTGGTGCAATATATAGATGGAATGGTTTAAAAAAAGTGCCGTGGGATATTGAAGGCAGTTGGATGGTGCTTGCTAGAATTAATGATGTAAAAAAAGAATTACAGATTGAGGCTAAAAATCTTGGTTTGTATTATCAAGATCAAAAAAATAATAAATCTTTTGATCCGAATCAATTTTATGCAATACAATATTGGGAAAAAATTTGTGAGGGTGGTAGTATAAATAGAGAAGAAGCAACCACAATGTACCAGTATTTATTAAATATTGACCACGGCTACCGGTCAACGGATAGTAAAAAATGGAGTTTTGCACATCCAAATCAAGTCTTTACTTTTGATGAATTACACTTAAGGTGTGGTATGCGAGATGAAAAAGGTCCATGGAATCAAGTCTTTAAAAGAAAATTTAAAGATAAAGATAAACAATATTTTCAAAAACTCATGAGTGAGGGAGTAGATCTAACGCAACCACCAAAAATTATTATTGATACAATACATCAAGTTAAAGGTGGAGAAGCTGATAATGTTGTTCTTGCTAGTAAATGTAATTTTCCATCTCACTTTGACAAAAAAAATGCTGCTGAAAAAGTAAAAGAGTTGAGAGTTTGGTATACAGGGGCCACTAGATCTAAACAAACTCTTCATCTTTTGGGCACATATCATCAATATAACTTTCCATTAGGGAAATATTTCAAACAATACGAGGCAAACTATGTTTAAACAATTAATATTAGAAGCTTTAGAGAACAGATACAATGCAATTATATCAGAATCAGAGGCTACTTTAAAAATTTATTTAGAAAAACCAGTTGGGATTGGAGAACATCCACAGCATATAGATGAATGCGATAAGTTAATAGATAAAATCGCACAAGCAGAAGAAAAAATAAAAATTTTACAAGAATTTAAATTATAAAAATGGAAGAACAAAATAAATTTATAGGTGAACCTGCATTAAAGATTTTATCTTTAGGTGCTGGCGTGCAAAGTTCAACTATGGCTTTAATGGCAGACACAGGAGAGTTTGGTGAGAAACCTGATGCAGCTGTATTTGCTGACACGGGTTGGGAACCTGCTCCAGTGATAAAACACTTAGAATATTTAAAAAGTGTAATTAGTTATCCTATACACATTGTTAAAAAAGGTAACATTCAAGATGATATTTTAAAAGCTCTCTCGCCTGATGGTAATCAGTTCGCATCGGCACCATTTTATACATTAAATGAACAAGGTAAAAAAGGAATGGGTCGTAGACAATGTACAAGAGAATATAAAATTACCCCGATCGCAAAAAAAATTAGAGAAATATTTGGATTAAAACCAAGACAAAGATTTCCAAAAGATAAACACATTGAAGTATGGGTTGGTATATCAACTGACGAAGTAATGAGGATGAGGCCTTCCAGATTTTGGTGGCAAAAAAATAGATGGCCTTTGATTGAAAAAAAAATGTCGAGACAAGATTGTTTAAAGTGGTATGAGGGTAAAGGTTACAAGATACCAGTTAAATCTGCGTGCATCGGTTGTCCTTTTCATGATGATAATTTTTGGATTGATATGAAAAATAATAGACCAAAAGAATTTGCAAGTGCTGTAGAATTTGATAAAAAGATGCGCATGCATAACCCTAAAGTAAAAAACTTTGTGCACAGATCTTGTGTGCCTTTAGATGAAGTAAAATTTAAGGGTGATGATCAAATAGATTTATTTAATCAAGAATGTGAAGGAATGTGTGGTGTCTAATGACTGATAAAGATATGTTTGATGATGCATTTCCACAAGATAAACAAATTGGAGGATCACACTATAAACACTTTCATATTCAACCTTATGAATTTATTTCAAAAAATGAGCTATCGTTCTTCCAGGGTAATGTTATTAAATACGTTTGCAGGTATCGTTTCAAAAATGGTGTTGAGGATTTAGAAAAAATAAAACATTATTGCGACCTTGAAATAAAAAAAATGAAAGATAAAAAAGATTAATGCAAATAATAAATAATTTTATAAATGAAACAGAAGTATTTGAAAGTATCGCAAAAGAAATTTTAAGTCCTAATTTTCCATGGTTCTTTAGTCCAGTTACTGGGCATATAAACGATCATTCAGATTTTTTATTTACCCATTGGTTGTACGATGATGGTAAACAAAATTCAGCATATTTCAACAATCTATTGATGCCACTATTAGGTAGATTACATATTAATTCATTAATAAGATCTAAAGTAAATTTATATACAAAAAAATCAAAACACATTAAAACAGCTTTTCATACTGATCAATCTGAAAAACATAATGTTGCTCTATTCTCCATAAATACAAATAATGGATACACATTATTTAAAAATAAAAAAAAGGCACCCTCTATACAAAATACTATTTGTTTATTTGATGGACAATTAGAACATTGTTCAGTTGCACAAACTGACAAACCTTATAGAATCAATATTAATATAAATTACAAATGACAGCTTTATATGGATGGGGAATGTTTTTATTTAGTATAACTGCTTTTTTTATTTTAGCGTTGTGTTCTTACGTAGTTATTAAAGAAGTCATTAAGGAGAGAAAAAAAAACGATGAATGAAGATAAAAGATTATCTAATATGGTTATGGAGAACCATTATCAATGGTGTAAAGAGAATGGGAGAGATGTTTCATGGTACAAAAAAAGGAAGAAATTATTAAATGTGAAAAATGTAATCAAGCCTACGCGGTAGTGGTGCATAAATATGATTATTATTGTGCAGAATGTTATATATTTCACCTTGGTTTACCAATAAAAACAATGAAAGTAAT